GCCCTCGGTGAACTCCTTCGGCTCCCAACCGTACTTGGCCTTCAGGCGTTGGGCGATCTGGTCCCGGCTCGCGGGGTTGAATTCGATCACCTTGTCCTGCAGGCGCTTGCCGGTCTTCTCCGACCATCTCTCGATGACCAGGGGAGGGAAGGTCGCCATCATGCGAGCACGAATGGTGTCGCGCTCCTGGGCCAGCTTCGCGTACAGAGCAACAGCGTGCTCCACGTTGAACGGCCAGCCCGATCGCTCCATCATGCTGCAGTAGTGGCGGGCCTTGTGCTCCAGTTCGATGGCAAGGTCCGAGTACTCCAGCTTCGTGAGGTGGTCGTACAGGGCCTCAGTGACCTCGACGTCCAGGTCGCAGTAGTCGCCCATCTCCGGGGAGTACGCGGCCCACTCGAGGCCCTCGGGGTAGTTCTGCTTGCCCCATGCCGCGATCCACTGTGCCTCGGCGTCCATATCGAACGCGGCCCGTTTCTTGGGGGTCAGCGAGTCGGTGTGTTCGGCCAGATGTGGACCGACGTTGTCGCGAATCCACGCGGTCTTGAAGTCCGTCGAGTACTCGCCCTTCTGCAGCCCGAGGCGGTAGCCCCAGGCTTCGAGCTTGTGCGAACCGATCAGCTTCCCGGGCAGCTTGCCCGCCTTGATGTAGCCGCCATCGCGGTTGAACATGTCGCTGAAGAACAGCCGCGAGAGCACCAGGGTGTCCACGACGTTCGCCAGCGGGACCGTGAACCAGGGGTACAGCTTCTGGATGACGGGGATGTCGAAAGGGATGATGTTGTGACCGACCAGCTTGCCCGCCTCTCCGAGCTTCATGAGGAGGCGGACACCTTCTTCCATGTCAACTGCGGTGAACCTGCGCACACGTCCGTTGGCGGGGTTCTTGATCGAGAGGCAGTGAATCTTCGTGACATTGGCCAGGAAGCCATCGGTCTCGATGTCGAAAAACGTGATGCGCATGGTACTCCTAAGTATTCAGGTTAAAGGTTTAGCTCCGCAGAACGCGGGTTCGGAAGACCTTCCCGAGGTGCGGGTGGTCGACCATGAACTTGCGAGCGTAGTAAGCCGCGTAGTTCTGGTTCAGCTTGTACGGCTCGTCGTCCTCGGTCTTCGTCGCGAGCATGCTCTCCCACCGAATGCGATGCAGGATCATGTCAGCAGGGACCACCGGATACCCGGCGTCCTGCGCCTGCTGCGTGAACTTGCAGAAGAGGCCGTAGACCTCGGGGTTGTGTGCGTCGAACTTGTCGAACGCTGCTTGCCAGCGGCTCATGTCAGTTGCTCCAGCAGTGCATTGCGACACCGCCCTGGTTGTTATCGGTTGCGGCCACGGTGCATTTGTGGCCCTCGGGGGACACCATGTCGAACAGCCGCACGTCCGTGGACCCGTAGGCCACATGCTGTCCATCGTTGCGCACGGTGTTCGGCCCCGTCATCGACGGCTGACCATCCCGGCTGCTGCACCCCCCGAGGAGGGTGACCAGCATGAGTGCTGCGATCAGGGGTTTCATGTCAGGCCTCGAAACGGTTCTTGAGAATCACGTACAGCGCAAGCTGCTGCGCCTTGTTCAGTTCGACCACGTCTGCACCATCGAACTCGTCCTGGACCAGGTACAGCGCGGGGTCGCCCACGTACTTCACGATCTCGAGGGACTCGTCTGCGTACAGGTGGGTTAGTTCGTCGACGGAAAATTGTTCAAAAGCCATATGCTTCCTCTGCGGTTTCTTCGGGGGCGAAGGCCTCCGTATCGAAGAGGAGACCTGTCGCGGTGTCGTATCCCAGGGGCAGGGTCTTACCCGTTGCCTGGCCGGTGTTGCGATCCTTGATGACGCGGAACGTGGTGATGCGACTCTCCTCGTCCTCGCCTTGCGTGTTGCGCTCCAGGCCGAACATGAAGTGCGACCACATCCCGATGGCGTTGGAGCCACGGAACTGCGTCTGCTTCACACGGCCACCTTCCTCATGCGGCGGGCCGTCCTTGGGCCGCGTCAAGTGGGAGATGAAGTGGAGGTAAATCTTCAGCTCGAGTGCGAGTGCCGCAAGCTCGGCCATGATCTGGTCCAGGCCGCGCCGCTCGTCCTCTACGTTGGCCGCGAGGGCCGTCAGGTGATCCAGGTAGATCGACTTGCAGCCGAGGCCGTGGACCATGTAGCGGATCTTCGCCTTGACCACTTCCCAGTCGGCAGCGCCGAACGAGTCATAGAGGTGCAGGCGGTCACCCTCCGAGATAACCTCGAGAGCGGCCCTACGTTCCTCCACAGTGGCCTTGCGGGGTACGTGGAGCACCTTACCCACTGCCTTGCCTGCGATCCGCCTGGCGGTCTCTTTAATGGGCTGCTCGAGGTAGATCACGCCGACGTTCAGCTTCAGCTTCAGAAGGTCGAATGCGATCCCCTGGGTGAACCAGTCCGTCTTGCCGATCCCCGTGCCTGCGCCGAACGCATAGCACTCGCCCTCGCGGCGACCATAGGTCAGCTTCGTGAGCCGGTCGTCCCACCACGGGGCACCATCGGGGATGTCCTCAGCCGCATCCGCAGCCACTTCGCTGATCGACTTGATACCGTCGGGCCTGCAGGGCTTCGCATTCCAGATCGCCTGGATGATGTCCTGCGCCCGTCCTGCCTTCAGGCAGTCGTTCGGGTCCTTCATCGGCAGGGTGGCGATCTTGGCCACACCTGGTCCGAACATCTCGGCAACTTCCTTCGCTGCCTTCTGGCCCGGTTCGTCCATGTCGAACATCAGGATGATCTCTTCGAACTGCTGGAAGAAGTCCATCTGACGTGCGATGTCCCGCTTGGCCCCACTGGCACCGTTAGGAACGCTAACGACCGGCCACTTGTTGCCTTGTACCTGCGAGACGGACATTGCGTCGATCTCGCCTTCACAGCAGACCAGCTTCTTGCCCTTGGACCAGAGATTCTGGCCAAACATCGGGGGGTGCTTAGTGTCCCCCACGAACTTGAAGTCCTTGTCCTTGCCGCGTGCCTTGAAGGCCACGACTTGCCCGTCCTTGTAGTACGGGTACATGTGGACGGTAGCGCCACTGTTGAGCTTGCCCACACGTACACCGAACAGGCGGCACGTCTCTTCGCTGATCTGCCTTGCCGACAGACCGGTGACTTCCGCCTCGCGGTATTCGTTGAGATTCTCTGACACTTTCTTCCGTCCTAAGTTGATTGTTTCGCCGTCCCCGCGCTCGTAGTGCCCACACGAAAAGCAGTGGGTGTGTCCATCGGAGTACAGAGCATTTGCATCGCTCGAGCCGCACTCGTCGCACGGCCCCTTGCGGATCAGTGTGGATTCTTCGTGGTTCATCGGGTCTTCTTTTTGCGGGTCTGCAGCGCCTGCGGGTTCTTGGCATACCACCAGTGCCGCGCTGCGCCGATAACGATGGAGGGGTACTGGATGGCGTACCCTGTGCCTGCCTCGAGGTCCTCCGGAGACGTCAGGTGTTTGTGGCGGTGGTCAACTTCGTCCCACCGGTCGAGCAGTTCCTTGCAGAGCGCATCGAACTCAGAGTCCGTGAGCACGCTCCGGCCTTCCACGTAGTACAGGTAGGAGGACAGCAGGTACTGCACGAACTTCTGGTTCAGCGTCATCAGTCGAGGTTCCAGGGTGTCTGGATGTCGGCTTCTTCGAGTTCGTCCTCGAGTTCCCAGAGAACCTGAGCTTCGAAGACCGACAGGTTGAGTGCGGTGCGCACTTCCGGCTTGTACGTGTCGAGCAGGATCCCCCGCAGGACGACCGCGGTGTCCAGGGGCATCGTGGCTTTCACGTTGCCGTTCTTGGTGTGTTTGACTTTCATCACAGCTTCTCCGGAGTCCCGAGGATGTACCGGCAGTAACGCTGGCCGGTCACCGGGTGCTTGCGCAGGCTCGAGTGGATGTTGTAACCGTGGTCGCGCAGTTCCGTGACGCGGCGGGTGAGGGACTGAATGCTGTGGTCCATGATTGCCTCGCGCTGCGTGATCGAGCCAGCGGTGCGGAGGTGCTTCAGGAGTCGTTGGGTTTGGGTCACTTCAACTGCTCCTTGACGTTCGTGAGGAACGTGATGAGTTCGTCGATGTCAGCGCGGCCAAACCAGAAACCGTCGATGCTTACCTTAGCCGCAAGGCGCTCTTCCGGTATGCCTACATCGGCGAATGCACTAAGTTCTGTTGTCTCCAAGCCGAGCAGCTCTTCGAAATCGTCGGGGTTCAAGCGGTTCATTTACTCTCTCTCTTTGGTTCTGCTAACCATTCGGGGGGGATTGTTTTGTCGGCGTACTTGAATCCGTTCTTCTCGCACCAGGTGGCGTAAGTCGACTTGGATCCCTTGTACAGCGGGGAGGCACTGCGGGTGAACACGAAGCGGACATCGAGATGCGGGTGCTGCTTCTTCACGGCCAGATGCTTGGTGCGATCCGCCGAGTCGAAGAGGCCCTTGCCCTCGACGATGATCCCGTTCGCCAGGATGAAGTCGGGGTTGTAGTTGTGCGGGATCGAGTAGGGGACCTTGAGGGACTCATAGGTGTACTCGACCCCGGCTTCGTCCAACTGCGCGGCGATCTTGTCTTCCAGACCACTGCGCAGCTTCGCCTTCACCTTGACCACCTGATTCTTCTTGGAGAACCAGTTGGCCTTTGCGGCTCGGGCACGGATCTTCATCAGAAGTCGACCGGGCCTTCCGACTGCTCGCCGGATTCGTCGCTCGAGTCGCTGTCGTTGAAGTTCGCCGGTTCCGAATTGTCGGCCACGTAGCCGTCATCGTCGCCTTCCGACTCGTCACCGAAGCCACCACCACCGCCCTCGACGAGCTTGATGATCTGGACGTCGTTCAGGTAGGCCGTAACGCCACCACCGAAGCCCTCGTAGCTCGAGAAGGCACCCTTGACCTTGATGGTCGAGCCAGCGATGCGCTGCAGGCCTTCCGTGTTGCGGATCGGATTCCCTTTCGCATCGAAGAGCTTCGGCTTCTTCTTGCTCTTGAACGTGAACGTGACCGTGTCGTCATCGTTCTCGACGAACGGCATCTTGATACCTTCCGGCATCACGACCTTCTTGGTCTTCTTGTCGAGCACCGCCAGTTCGTTGGCTTCTTCACGCGCCAGGTCCATGAGGGACTCGGCTTGCGCTGCCGGGATGGTGATGCTCGTCTTGTACTTGCCCTCGGCGTCGAACTTGGTGTCCGGCGTGACGAGGTTGGAATAGCCTGCAGCGCCCTTCGGCGTCGTGAAGTTTTTCATGAGGTGTGGTCAGTCGTTGAAGTAGGGGTCTTGCGGGATGAAGGCGTTGCGGCCCTCGAGGGAGTTGAGGTCGTAGCCGAGGGCCATGAAGCCCGCAGCAACGTCCAGGGGCATCGGGTCATCCGTGCCAAAATCGAAGTTCAGTTCTGCGTCCATTGTGTAGTCCGGATTGAGTTGTACAAGATCGTGTTGTACAAGAAAAACAACCCGGGGCAAAACGCCGGGGCCTTTCTTCTTAAAGTGTCGATTAAATCGGATCGTGTTGTGTTGTACAGCTTTTCAGCCCCGCCAAAAACGGCAGGGCCTTTCTTCTTAAAGCGTCGACTAAATGCAAATAGGCCCCGTAGGGCCTCGTATTACATGGTGTTGTACAGCGTCAGGCGAAAGCGTAGAGCGACCGCTTGATGTCCTCCAGGTCCAGGGTGCCCTTGGTGGGGATGCCGAGCTTGCCCAGGTCCTTCATGCTCTTCTGCAGCTTCGTCATCACAGCGGCGTCCTCGCAAGTCGAGACCAGTTCCATCATGTCGTCGACCGCATTCGTCAGCACGCCCTCGAGCGGCTCGTTGTTCTCATAGAGTTCGACGAACGCCTCGCGGATCAGCGCGTTGAACTTCGGCATCTGATTCGGCAGGGCAGCGAACGAGTCGTGGATCAACAGGAAGTCGTTGATGCCATTGTCGACCGACTTGAGCACCACGGCCATCAGGTGAGCCGAGTCCAGCGAGTGGACGAAGTTCGGCGCGATGGAATTGCGCTGCTTGTGCTCTAGCAGTTCCTTCGTGTAGCCCACGGTGACCTGCGGGGTGTACGTGGTCGGAACGGACAGCGCTCTGTTCCACAGGGTCGTCTGGACGCGCTTCGTGTTCGGCTTGAAGTACGCGTTCTCCACCGGGAGACCGAGGGGCGTGACCCACCGCACCGGGATGTTGTGGCGGGCCAGGATGCCTGCGACCTTCTGCAGCCACTCCATCGCGGCAGCAGCGGCCTTCACGGTCTCGGTCACGGCCTTCATGATGTGAGCGGCCATGTAGTGCGCAGCCGGGACTTGCTCTGCCCACTCGGTGCCGAAGGTCTCGCGACCCTTGCCTTCCACGTCGATGATGTCCTCGACCAGCTGGTCCGCGAATCCCTTCTGACGGCTCCCATATACAAAAGTCATAGTGGCACGCTTGGCCACCTTGCGGTCGATGCCGTACTTCAGCCACTTCTCGGCCATCGGGGCCTTCTCGGGATCCTGGAGGTCAGCTTCGACCAGCGGGAGCACGATGGACGCAACCTTGCGGTAGACGTCCTGCGGGAGTTCCGAGGGCAGCAGGTTCACGTACGAGCCGCCTTCCGGATCACGCAGCAGCGCAGAGAAGTGTTGGAGGCCCGAGCACGAACCGTCGACAGCGACCGGGATGTGGCAGACGTAGCCTTGCGGGTCCTTCAGGTAGCCGTCGAGCGCCAGGCACGCGGCCAAAAAGCAGAACGGGCTGTCGGCACCGCGCCAGAGTTCCAGGGACGCCAGGGGATCCTCAGCGATGGCACGGACGGTCGCCAGGTTCGCATCGGTCCACTGCACGCGGGCGTCGTGAGCCATCTTGTCGACCGCCACGCCATCCACCTTGAATGCGCCCGTGGTGGCCACATGCCACTTGAGCCAGTAGACGCCGTCCTCGTTCAGCACCTCGCCGTTCGCAAGCTCGTACAGGCCCTTGCAGAAGTCAGCGCGTTGGTGATTGAACCCGGGCTTCGCGTAGACACGGCCACGCCAGTCCAGCGTGTGCGGCTGGAAGAAGGGCGACTGCACGTAGTTCTTGGCCTCAGCGATGGCTGCACGGATCGCGTTGCGCTTCGCACGCACCGCAGCGTTGTCCTTGCGCATCTGCATGGCCTTCTTCGGCTCTTCTTCCTTGGCGATGACCACGGGCTTCCCCGGGACCTTGCCGACGGCGATGCCTGCCGAGAAGCAGTGCTCGAGGACCTCGAGGACCTTGGCGTTCAGCATCAGGGGCACGTCCTGGACAGCGTTCAGGGCACGGACGAACGGGGCACCAGACTGCGCGGCCTCGTCGACCAGCTTGCGCACCTTCTTGTTCGGCGTAGCCATCAGCGGGACCGTCTTGGCCACGCGCAGGTCGTTGTAGGCACCAGTGTCGATGGCCGTCCACGGGTTCGGACGGGTCACCATCGGCTGGTAGACGGGGTGCATCCACTGCTGGATCTCCTTCATGCCGTCCATCTCCGTCTGGGCTTCCTCGGTGAACTTGAGGACCGAGCCGTTGGTGAATTCGTTGCCCTCGATCACGTCGAACATGTCCATCGCAGGCATCACGATGTTGATGAGGCCCGTTCCGATCTTGACCAGCAGGTCCGTGGGGGCCTCTTCGCCTGCCTTCTCGAGCAGGGCCTTGCCCTTTTCCTCGCCAGCACGGGCCGAGGTGACCTTGCGACCGACCAGCTTGTTGATTGCGGCCTTGGCTTCCTTGGTCGCCTCGTCGGTGACCTTGATGGCCTTGGCTTGCTCCGCGAGCTTCTGGCAGGCCAGTTCAGCCTCGACCTCGAAGCCGATAGCGAGCGCCATGGCGGTGATCGGGCGATCCGTGGCCGCGCCATTGAACAGCACACGCAGCGTGATCGCCGTGAGCAGGTCCAGGTCGACCGACTTCAGGGCCACAGCGTGCGGAGCAGGGCGACCGCGGCCCTTTGCGGCTTCAGCGGCTGCTGCCAAGGCCATCGCCACAGCGGCCTTCTGGAACGCCGAGGTGAACAGCTTGCCCTGGTCGCGGGTGATGTCACCGGAGTACAGAGCACGCTCGTTGTTGTCCGCGTAACGCTGCAGACCACGGTCGATCATGGACTGCTCGAGTGCGGCCTGGCGGGTGTAGTCCAGGTCGATGGTTTCCAGCATCTCTTGGTCAATCAGGTTCATGTCGTGTGCTCCAGTATTGGTCGGACGCTTCGTTCAGCGCAGATGCGTATCCTACCAGAGAGTTGCGTGTGGTTCAACACAGAGTTGTACAAAAAGTTTGGACCAGGCTTGAGACGCCTGTCTACTTCAAGTGTCGAGTAATTCCACCCCCTTGATTTCATTGGGATTTTCTTGGAGAACCTCGAGATTGAATTAGTCGACACTTTAAGAAGAAGACCCCCTCAACCTCGCCGAATATCCTCCCGGGTGGCGACCAGGAACGAGACCAGTGATGAAATAATAGGCAGACCACGAATTAGTCGACACTTTAAGAAGAAGACCCTCCATGGGGGGTAGGGGGGCCTTAGAGTCCCTAGGATCCTTAGGGTTATTCCTAGGACCATAGAATCTGAGAGATGTTTTTCATTAAGGGTGTTTTTCTGGTACTGAACCAGAGGGACACCTGATGTACCTTTGATTCACTTGATTCACTTGGATCACCACGAGAGTCCCCAGGACCCTATACACACCGAGGCGACACAGCGCCATAGAGCAGACCACAATGGTCGCCCTCGGGAACGCTAGGGACTCCCGTGATGGTCCTTTTTCTGTACAACACAGTGTCATACAACCGTAAATCACCTGTCCGTAACTGGGCGGTACTGAAGTGCGGGAGTCTCTCGGGCGATCCTGAGTGCAGTGGAGGGTGTTTCCCTCGCGACTGCCCAAACAATTGGCCTGTAGCTCAGTGGTAGAGCAGCGCACTGTTAATGCGTCCGTCGTAGGTTCGATCCCTACCTAGCCAGCCACACACCGCGCTAACCATAGGCCCCATGGACCATGGTTGCGGCGTCGATTGGAAACCGCCCTGTCGTTAAAGCGTTGCGGAACCCATCAAGGGGTGTCGCCCCGTGCCCTCAAGCCCCTCAGCGGCTAGGGTCTCTTTTGTCTCATGAGTGCAATGCTCTGACCTCGTCTACCTGCAACGGGTAGGCTCGAGCGTGTCCCTTCGGTTCTTCGGCCATCCACCGTAACCGGATACTCTCTCTCGCTACTGAGGGGACACACTCGAGCAAAATGCTCCAGGCCAAAAACGGCCTCCAAAAACCAGGATTGGTAATTCTCAAAAATATTTTGGGGTCCTGGCCAAATTTTTGGATTTTCCCTTACAAGTCCCTCAGGCATAATGAGGGCAGAGCGGTGGCGCTTCACGGCCCTTCATCGCGCACTGGGTGGAAGCCCCTCAGATCACCGGATTTCACCCCTCGTCGAGCATCCCCGGCAGGCAGCATCCCCCCTCGGAAGCACCGATAGGGTTTGCAAGGCCTCCAATGGCCCGCCATGCCCCTGCTAGGGGGTGGCCTGTGGGGTAGTAGCCAAAACCTCGCCAGGCCCTCAGAGGGGCTGTAAGCACGTCTAAACGTCATTGCCTCTCTCGCTTGTCTATAAGCCCATAGAGCGGCCCGAAGGGGTCCAAGCTACGTTGGCACCTCCAGACCCTCACGAAGCCGTTACGCGGCCTTCTGGAGACCGTGCGTGATGTAATCCCCGATGGGGACCACCTGCGCCCATGGGTAACCTTTGAACGTGGCCTTGTTCTGTGCCGATGCCGTGCCTTGCGCGTCCAGATAGGCCAGGCGTGCGCCTTCCTTGTCCAGCACGACAAAACGCGAAAGCCCGCGTTCATGCGGGTAGGTGTAGTAGGGCATGGGTTCCTTTGAAGTGTCGACAAATAGCGAAAGCCCCTAGGGGTACTAAGGGCTTTGACTCGTTGCCGACATTAGAGCGAGTGGAACGCGATGTCGCAGTAAGGCGCGAAATCTTCGCTAGTGTCGTACACAATCGGAACGTAATCAGGGTTGAGCCAGTCCGCAGGAACCCATGTGATCCCGTGCCAGGCCGCGACTTTGACCAATAGAGTTTTCATCAGTTACCCCTTGTGTGTCCGTTACTCGTCAATTGCAATCTGTACGATCTCAATGGTTCGCGCCAACGCGATGTCTTCGCATCTTTCCGTCAGACTTCTCCAGGCCTGCCAGGTGTAGTGCGCATAGCACTCCCATTCGACAGACTTGAGGCGAGGGTTGCTCATTTGCAATCGAAACACATAGCGCTTCATTGGTTACCCCTGGTGATCCGGACATTACCCGGAAGTGTGATTGTTACCTGTCCGCCCATGGTCTGCGCTAGTTCGTGCGCTAGTGCCTGGGTTAGTTCGTGGATCAGGTTAGCTGTGGGTTTGTTGGCCCGCGCATAGGCCTCTAACGCCTGCGTTACTGGCTTACAGGATGGGCGCACGTTTGAAACGTCCCATTGGTGTAAGTGGCGCACGGCATCCCGCTAGCAGTCCGCAG